TGCGGAAAAAATGGAGGATGGAATTGGCATCGATAGTGTCATAATTCTCAGTCAACGAGAACGCGTCATCACCTGGATGCTCTCGAAGTACGTCATACGAAATTGGGTTTCCGTGCTCATCGAAGCGAATGCCATCGAGGTAACGATTACTGTCGAGAGCCAAGATGGGTGACGTGACCTGTTCAGCTTCGACGAGCTTCAGATCGAGTTGAACCGGTGAATCGATTCTTGGGTTACTAGTTAACAAGCCAAACGATTCACCGTCCGATACGCGAGCCAGCCGCATCGTGCGTAGTTTTTCTGCCAGACCAGTTGCATCGGCCCAAGCAAAGAACTCTTGCTCAACAAATCGGTTGGCGAACGCATCGCCCGTCAGCATTTGCAATCGCGGCCCGGTACCCACGCAGTCGTTGGCCAGAGTCAGCGAGATGCCGCGAGCATAAGAGTTGTTGGCGATCTCGTATCGCGAACGGTTGCGTAGCGTGCGCCGCACTTCGGGGCTATTGGCCGCACTGGCCGATAGTCCGTCGGCGGCCGCCCAGTGGCGAACGTTGTCGACCGTGGTGGTCGCAGCGTCGTAGCGCCCCAGCAATCTCACCAACGACCAGGGGTGTCGGGCCGAGCGTCCACGGACGAGCGATCGATCTTTGCGATCACCGTTCTTGCTCAGAATCCCTGACAACAACTTAAACATCCGTGACTCAATCCCTACTGTTAAACCCGACACCCCTGCCTATAGAAACAAGCTCGATCAGTTGCGAACCAATTAGTCCGCCCCTGGTGGCACGAGCTTGTTAAATCGAAGGCCACGCTTCTTTTGGGAGGCGGCTGCCTTGGATGCCAGATACTTGTCAGCAGCGATCTGTTCGGTCAGCTTATGCTGCTCGACGCTACCGGCATCTCCCGATGCCTTAGCAGGTGCTTTCGCACTCTCGCGAATCGTTTCTTGCAAGTTGTCAGACATACATGCGGCCTACCTGAGAATGAAGAAGTGGTCTTCTATCTGTAGGAATACCCGGTACCCATGTAGATTGACGGAAAAGCGAGAATATTTTTTTGATCAAGTCTTTCGGGCTACTGGTTCCGCCGGCGCTTCTGCATCTCAGAAAAGCTCATCCGCTCCTTACGGATCTCGGCCGTGCCTTCGATGCCTGGAAGAATCACGCCTTGCATGGACGCCGCAACCGCAGAACCAACCAAACAGTCAAACCAGTGGTTGTCGGGCTGCTCCGGTCGCTGCTTCCATTCGTCGACGCTCCGGCCGCGGGCCTCTGTCTTGACGAAGTACTCCGAGGTTAGATGCTCGGCGAGCATACGATGGGTTTCGGCGTTGGTGCCAAAGAGCGAAAGGCAACCGCGATCGCCCATCGCGACTTGCAGGCGAGCGTTGATAAACGACTTCCACCAGTTCGTATCGTAGACCACGTGGCGGATGGCCCGCTTACCGGCGACGTTGGGGATACGCCAGTTGAGCCCTACGCGATCACCTGGCCGGCGACGATATTCGCTAAACGGCAAGCTCGATGCGCCCACGAAGCGACCGTGGCTGGGGATGATCACAGCGGCGTGCTTTGACTGCCGGCAGAACTGGTAGACCACATCCGTCGACTGGCCCCAGTTAGCATCGATCAGACAGCGTCCAATGCGCATCGCTGCACCATCGTCTCGTTGCCACTCGCGATCGAGTAGCTTCGACGTCAGCGATTCGAGGCCGGCGTAGATCGAGCCCTCGAGTCCGGTTCCAGTCGCTTCGGAGCTCAGCGTCTGGCGAGCCTCGCGCAGCGTGAAATACGGACGTTGCTGGTCAGGGTAGCAACCATAGTCGATCACATAACCGGTGAAGTCGTCCTCCCAAGCGGTGACCACATAGAATAGGAGCTTTTGCTGGACGTCGATGAATGCGGTGAGATGGTTGGCACCGATCGATACCAAACCACGATCCATGCGGTTGATCTTGCTGGCGACCTCCTCTGGTTTAAGCATTCCGTCAACAACAGTTTCCGCTGGCAGAGGTTGGTTCTGATATTCGGCGAAGAACGCTGCTTCGTCTTGTAGCTTGAGATTCATCGCGTGTTGGATTGCAGAGAGTTCGTCGTAGTTGAATCGCTCCTGCCAAGCGATAACGGCACCCTCGTCCATCGCGGCTTGATTCTGACGATAGAACTCGGTGGCCGCTTCACCACCATCACCGCCACGCATGCCTTCGGCGCGGATCTCGGCGTAACGTTCCCATAACGTTTCGTTCTTGGGGAACGCATAGACCATCTTTGTCCGCTCGCCATTCCATTCCGGATGCCGATTGCGATCGAGGATATTGTCGGCCATATCACCCGGGCGAATCACGGTGCAGGGCATAATGCCCGAGATTTTCTTGCCCGGCCCGGCCAAGCCAAGGACTGCGCCGGCGAGTATGCTTTCGCGATTTGCGCACTGGGAAAGCGAACGAGCGCTCTCATCCGTTTGCGGGTCATCGAGTACCACGAGACTCGGACGGACGGTTCTGCCGTCGGGACGCTTGAACTTCATACCACGAATGCGACCGGTTAGGCCGGCGACTTTGATGATCGCTCCGCTCGCATTGCTGCCCTCGATCGTTGGGAGAACGACCTCCTTTGCAGTCCAACCGATCTGCGTGCGTTTACCTTTGTAGAGCTGGCCGTTCGCTCGATTGGAGATTCCATCGAGGGCTTGTATCGGAAAGCAAACCTCAGGGAAGTCGGCTAAGAGCAGCTCGTTGCTATCGAGTTCGGTTTTGATCGAGTCGAGCATATCACACGCGTGCCCTTCATCGCTGCCGATCAAACATACGAAGTTACGATGCCCATAAAGTACCGCCCATATGCAAGCGACCTCAGCAATCGAACTCTTGCCGCTACCACGCGCCATCGCCAGTGCAAACAAACCGCCATGCACAACCGCTTGCTCGATCTTCTCAATGACCTTGATGTGGTCCGGCGACCAAGCAAGATGGAACGTTAGTGGAAAGTAGGTCTCACAGAAGTATCGGAAGTCTCGCGACGCGCGATCTTTGCGATCTACGTTATCGACCTCTGGTAGTTCACCGATATCGCGACCGGCAAGCGCGAGCGCTGCATTACGTGCACGCGCTCGCTCCTTCATTGCATCGTAGGGATCGACACCGTTTGTCGTACGAGGCGTATGTCGTACGACATGCATCCATGCGCAATAGCGAAGCAAATCGACGGTCTTGTTGTCGCCGATGCGTGCGCCGGCGCGTTGACGATGGCGATACAGTTGACGCTCGCTGATCACCTCGCCTAGCGGCGTTGAGTTCAGCAGTCGGCATAGCTCGCTTGGTTTTAGCTTCCTCGGATCACTCGCCACGTCCCATCTCCTTTGCTTGCCACGCGCTGTAGTGCACAAGGTTGATCGTGCCATCGGCGTTCACCGGCGCACCGCTTTGTATGTCGAGGCGGATCTTCTCTGGATCGATCCGCTCTCGGTATGCGGCCGCAAGTAGCTTCGCCGCTTGTTCGACCTTAAGCCTCGTCGGATCGACCTGGCCCGTTCCTTCACTCATCGCATTCCTCCGTGACTTGGCATCTCGAAACGTGGGGCCACCGTTTGCGCACGGTCGCGTTTTATCCGCATGTTCGCCTGGTTATGCGGAGCATGTTTGGACGCGACGGTGGCGTAATGTTGGGGCAACGGTGGCCTCTCAAAAAACATGGAAATTACTGGGAAAAACATGCAAGACTTCGCTTGAGGTTCCTCGAAACGCATGGCTCATGTGTGTCATCGCGACGCAGAAAACGCGACGCAAAACACACCTCGAACCACAAAGGAACGCAACGATGAACGCAAACGAAATCGCCTTCGGAATTGAATTCGAAACCACCCTCCCAAGCACCGACAACACACCGATCGGTCCCTACCACAGCGGATACCAAGTACCTTGGCTGCCAGCCGGATGGAAAGCAGAACGCGATGGAAGCATCCGACCCGAGAACACCTCTCGCAAAGGATGCGAGTTTGTAAGCCCAATACTCAAAGGGGCTGAAGGCGTACGCCAGATCGAGAACGCGATCGACCAAATCAACGCTCGCGGGGGCCGAGTAAATTCGAGCTGCGGTCTGCACATAACGGTTAGCTGGAACGGAGACGCAGCCGCCTTGGCAAGATTGATTTCCTTGGTCGGTAACCACGAACGAGCGATCTATGCCTCGACCGGAACCCGCAAACGCGAACAAATGATGTACGCCAAGCGAATCAAACAATACGGCAACAAAGACAACGCCAAGAGCCGATGCGAATCGGATCGCTACCACCTGCTGAACTTGACCCACCTGACCCGCGGCAAGAACCGAATCGAATTCCGAGCCTTCGGAGGAACGCTTAACAAGACCAAGGTGGTCGGATACCTGATGATGGTTTTGGGTTTGGTTGAACTCGCCCTCAATACCAAACGATGCAGCGAGTGGGATTACATCAAGAAGGAAGGAACTAAGAGTTGCTGGGATCGCCCTGGTGCCGGCCTTGGCGAGACCGAACTCAACCGATTGTTCTACCGACTCGGATGGACCAAAGGTTGGTACAAGGGTGCCCTTCGCGATAAGGTCTACGGAGAGGTCGCCTGCGAAACCAAACCGGAATGGAAGACGATCAAGACCAAACTCCTCGAGCTCGCCCGCAAATACGACCGCGCGGCCTAAACCGCTACCACATAGAACGCCGCGAACGGAATCGCGGCGTTCTTTCGTTTGGTCGCGACATTTGCACGCTGTCGCGTTCGTACTAGCATCCTCGATCACGTACCCAACATGCAGAACGACGCGACACGGGCGAACGTTGCGAACCGTCGGGCGTTTCCAGAAACATGGAAAAACATGCAGAAAAGCCGGTGGAATCGGCTTGAGCTTATTCAAACCGCATGGCTCATGTGTGTCATCACGTAAACGATTCCATTCCCTTTCCGAAACGGAGAAACACAGATGAACGACACAACCACCACTAGCGCCGAACAAGCGATCAAGGACGAACTGCGACGCCTCGGATGGATGATCCCCGACGCGCAGCGCCGCCTCAACGAGCATGCCCAAACGATGCTCAGACGAGCCGAACGAGCGGTCAAGGACATGGAAGCCATGATGGCCAACCAGCCTTGCAGCATGAGTTGGGTGGACTTCGCTGAAAGCGACCTGCGAAACGCGCGCGAGGCAAAAGCCCAGCTTGAGTTCCTCTACCAACAACGGACCATGCTCGAGTTCTTCTTGAGAGAGGATTAGCGAGCGCCGCGGATTCGCCGGCGGCACAGCGCCGCCGGCAGAATCTTTTTGAAATGTTTTCGGACTCGGCTTGCTGTTCGTGGAACCGCATGGCTCATGTGTGTTATCGCAAAACGGCAAACCATTTCCAAACGCTTCAAGGAGAAGACAAAGATGAATCTCAACTACGACCGGCTCGCTGCCATCAAGACCGCCTTGGCTAATATGCAACCAGGAAGCGCACGCGACGTACTCGCGACGTTCAACGACGCCTGTGGATCGCTGACCCGCCTGGTTGAAACGCTTCAGTGCGAGGGATGCGGAGTGAGAGGTGAACCCGCAACCGCGATTCAAGAAGAACTGAACCTCGCTGAGGAGGCCCTGAATATTCTGTGCGAAAGCGCGTTGCCGGTGATCATTCTTCAAGAGCGGGCGACGAATCCCAATACCGAGCTCGCCGACGACTAGGCCGACGCGGACGGCATTACCGAACACGGAGGTTCGGTTTCCCTTGGTCTTCAAAACTGTGCCCCTCGTTTCGTCACTGTGGGCATGTTTCGTGTATGTAACTAATAGTGGCCAATGGGCAAATGCGACGCAACTGTGGGCGTTTTGTGCGCTTCTTGGTGGGTTGGAAAAACATTCAGAATTCTGACGCAATCTCTGAATGTTCGGCTTGAGCTTTCGCAAACCGCATGGCTCATGTGTGTTATCGCAAGAACGATTCCCAACCCCAAACCAAGAGACACACAGATGCTCAACGGAACCCAAGAGATAACCGCCGACGATTGCTACTTCGTACACCTTGCCACAACGGAGCTCCTCGAAGAACTCCGAGAGGCACTGGAACAGATGACTATCCCAACCGAGGGCAAGAAGGAAATGTTGCGGTTCTTTCGACGAATGGATGACCTGCACGACGCACTCGACAGCCTCACGAGCCGGTTCCCTGTAAAGAGAAACGCATAACTGCCAACCTTTCAACAAAGAACTTGGCAAGGACGCCAAGTTCCGAAAAACATTCTGGAATCTTCCCGGAATCGGCTTGCTGTGTTTGGAACCGCATGG